CCCCGCACTACGTAGGTACGTTACTGCGTCGGCGTCCATCCCCGACGCAACCTAATGTTCTTACGAACATCCTCTCTAGCATGGACGACAATATCGTCGTGCGAACTCCCACGTAAGAGAGCGGCTCGGTGCCACATATGGTAGGCGTATGCATCCCAATTTAGAAGAACGGGATCATCGCTACGGTATTTATCCGTGCCCCCCCTGTTTTCAGGGACGGCCTGCCAACATGACACCTCCTCCCGCTGATAGCGCAAATGTGTTGGTGAGTCAATATCAACACCAACGCGCCCAGGTGCGTAATAGTTCCAGAAGGAACGACGACGAAGATGGGCATTGCGAGGGGCCTTACTATAGATAGCAAAGGAGTCATTAGGTTCTGATGAGAACCTTATAGGACTTGCTATCTCCCCCTTAGGAGGCTTCCACTCAAGGATGAAGTGAATCAGGGTACTATGTAAATTCCTGAGTCCACTATCACCGGCCAAATTGGCCAGAGATACAAGGGACACTAGCGATTTTGCATTATGCCCCCCCTCGAAGAACTTCACCTTAAACGAGTAAGGAGTGACGTCCTCGCCATTAAGCGAGTAGATGCCACAACTTTCACGAATAGGATGACGATCGACGAAGGATTTCCGAATATTGACGGAAAACCCGAGTCTCTCAAGGATGGAAACGACTTCATCTGTGCACCTACAATCACAGATGATATCATCGCCGTAGACTGCTATGGATTCGAAGTATGAGTCATTGCTGACAAAATCGTCAGCAATATACTCCGAAACCCATCTACGTATGTCAGAGATTGACCACGTAGAAAAGTCCACGTCGGAGCCAAACTGGTATCGTGAATATGCAAGGAGGACGACCAATGTGAATATTATGCTCTGAACGGGGAAACAAGTAGCACTCCCCATAGGAGCAAACTTATTCACAGAAACGGTCTCACCGTCCGGCAAAAGTACACGCGAGGTGCGTGTACATAGCAATGGATGTAGGTAGTGGCGAGGAAATATGCCACGTACCAAATCCACATGAACGGAATCCGACGCACTAGACAAGTCGATAGTATCAACACGACTAGTCTTTGCGCCATACCTTGCACCCATCTGGTTACGCCCTTGATCCCTGAAGTTAATGAAACGCTTCAGTGGGCTATGGTCAATACCAGCCACAAGTTCCATCAGCAGTGCTTGCTGAAAGAACATGACAGCGGTAGGTTCCATACAGATGGATCGCATCTTAGTGATTGTCTTAGCGACAAACTTTAAGGATGCGACATCAAGCCGTCTAACATCAAATGATGGTGTCTCCTTCGTCTTGCATCTTTTGCGAGACGTGGATGACGAAATCATTTCTCGCCATGTACTCAGGAACCCCGAGCCAGTCACTAGTTCCGGTTCTGAAACCGGATAAGTAACTGGAATCTGAGTCCCCTCGTAACACGGCGTCGATGTAGTGGCTGGTGATCCAGTCAAACGAGTACCAGAAATGATAGGCTGAGCCTTGGATAGCCATTGCGAGATATTCATCGCTAATGGCCACCCTGCCGATGCGCGTGAGCGCATACGCAACGGGGCACCAAGACTCATAACACGGTGCAAGCGAGAGGAAGCTGCGAAAAGAATTCGCTTTTTCTACAACACCTCTCTCGTCGCCGGATACAGCACCGCTACCGAATTTACC